TAGAGGTAGAAGGACCCTCATCAATAACAATAATTTCTTCACCTTTTCTCTCTGGAGTAATAGAATTTGTAGGTACAATACGTTTATTAGATTTTATATTAGAAGAATCTATAGGTTTAATATTAATTTTTTCATCATCTGAATATGTACTACCACCTTTACCACCAAACGTATTCATTGGACCTGAAGTTCCTCTAGGATATTTCTTTCCATCTACTGTGATTGATGTTAGATCTCCTTTTATAGTACTACCACTAACCTTTTTTTCAGTAGGAGTTACTTTTGTTTGCATATCTCCTGACTTACCAGAAGATTTTAATGCATCACCAGCAATATCAGATCCAGTACTAGATTCCTCCATTTGTTGTAGTGCTCCATCCCATGTACTATTCATATCACCCATCGTCTTTTCCATATCCTTCATAACACTCTTAAATTCAGGATCTTGCAAATCTTCTGGTTTAGTATTTTCATCTATTTTTTTACCTTTAGTATCCTTTTTAGATAATCCAAGAAAATTTGCAGCACCATCCTTTAACCTGTCGATTATATTACTAAAAGCATTTTTTATGTTATCAAATCCAGATTTTATAGCATCTCCAATATCAGGAATTTTAATACTTTTTATTTTATTCCAAGTATCACCAATAGCTTTACCTATATTTTTAATAACATCTGCTATACCACCAAAAAATTTTTTAATAGCATCAACTATTTTTTTGATTTTGGCAATAAGATTCTCAATCCATGCAATAATTTTAGGTAATTTATCAACAAACCACCCAATAATAACAAGTTTAAGATAATCTATTAAACTACCAATAATCTTTGGTTTTTTCATTCTTTTCTTATTTTTAGGAGGATCGTCACCTGCTTCTAATAGTTTTTCTTCGTCCTCTCTACCTTTAAGTTCTTGTTGTCTCTTACGTGCTTTCTCATCATTCATAAAAACTTGCTTATCTACCTTTTTCTTTTTAATACCACCTTTCTTTACCTTTGCTAAAGCACCACCCTTTGCCTTTATTGGTTTTGCTTTAACAATTGCTCCACCAGCTTTGGTAGCAGTCGATTTTACCGTAGAGGTAGCTGCTTTTTTAGCAAAAACTTTAGCGACAGATAATAATCCCATATTAACCTACCACATTATAATTCATTTTAGAATATAATGTATAGAAATTACTAGTATCAGAACTGGCAATAGAAGGAACATCAGTAGTAGTTCCTTGACGTAAATTTTGTCCCGTTTTATCTGTTGCAGAAGAACCTTTGTTAACAACAGTTACCTTTGGTTTCGTTTCAGGAAGACTTGATAAATTAGTATCCTTTATTATATTATTAATTTTTTCGGATTTACTATTATCAGAATTTATTGTTTCTGCAGTAGAAGAAGATTTTACAGAAGATTGATTTTTAATTTTAACCAATTTATCATATTTTTCTTTTATTGCTTTTACTCTTTCAGCCTTTAACTTACCAATCCTATCCATTTCTATAGATTCCTCTTTAGTAGGAATACCACCAATTCCCAGCCCTGATCCTGACATTGATGATTTGTCTTTTGGCATCGGAAATTCTTTATCTAGATCGTTCAGTTCTTTTTCTTTTTGTTTCATCAAATCCGAAATACTACCATCTCTCAATTTAAACTTATCTACAGCAGCCTTTTCATCATCTGTCAAATTCTTATACTGTCTAGCTACTAACTTTCCATCTCTTTTCACATTCCATCTATTAAAGAGATTTCCACCAACAGATTGTGTAACACCAGCTTCTTCCAATTCATCTCTAGCAGCTTCTCTCTCCGCCCTTACAGCTTTACCATCTCTATTCTTAAATGCATTTACACCTACAATTACAGCTCCAACACCAGCAGCAATAGCTAATGCTATCAATCCAGCTGGAGATACTAAAAATGCAAGTATAGCTCCACCAATTTTAATAATAGATGCAGCAAGCATTACCATTAATTTAGGTAATGCCAATAACCCAAAATTCATAGCAAGAATTACACCACCAACTGCTGCTACTGCAGCTATTAGATTCATACCAATTTTTCTCATTGTTTCTGTATCACCTTTCTCCCATGCTTGCATAAACTTCATTCCTTTATCAAGAAACCAACCACCCACAACAATTTTAATAAAATCAAACAATTTAGCAAGAGTTCCTTTAACAGCCTTACCAACAGCCTTCACTGGTCCCAATAAAGCCTTTTTACCAACATTCTTAAACTTCTCTAAAGCACCTTCTTCCTTTTTAGCATCTTTTTGTTCATTTTCTCTATTAGTTTGTATCTTTTTCTTTTTCTGTTTTTTCTTCTCATCTTCAGCATCACTAACAACTATATTTGTTAATTTACCAATTGCTTGCTCATTATTTTCAATATATTTTACTATGGCATTACTTCCACCTACAGGAGTAGCAGTAGCTGTAGTTTTTTTCTTTGTTGAATCTGGTTGTGTTTGAGAACCTCTATTAAAAACTTTTTTCGCATCTATTTTAGTCTTTCTTATTCTTATAAATTCATTTCTTAATATTTTAGATCTATTATCACCACTACCTTTTGTTTTTGCCTCAATATCAGCAATAGCTTTTTTCAATCCTTTCTGATAATCCCCGACATTAGAAAATTTCATTGGATCTTGTCCAAGACCAGTCAATATTGGGATTATATTAGAATTATATTCCATGTTGTTGCTGATGTTTTAGATTCTCTTCTTCAATATATTGTTCTAAAAGAGCAACATATACATCCTTTTCCCAAGGAATCATATTTTCTATCTCTGTTAATGAGTATTTATGATGTTGCATTAAGGCAAAATTAATCTTAAAGTATGACGCTAGATTAGTGTGCGCCATACCTACCCGAAAAAACTTGCCAATCCCTCCAATAAAACTTCACTTTCGACCTTTGTTTCTGGATTCCTAACTTTAATAGTATGGGATAATTTAGGCATAGTTTCAAAAAACTTCTCAATTTGCTTAAATTGCTTGGAACTCAATTGTTCAATAAATTCAGTAAGTTCCTTTTTCGTACAATCAGAAGCACTCCAAGATTCCTCTTCATTAAACACTTGTTCTATACAAGAACTAATCATATCAAATGATTGATCAACATTCACTCCATCTTCAACATCAAAATTATTTTGAACAAATTCATTCATTGATGGGTATTTCATCCTCATTCTCAAACCACCATTCAAATCAATATCCTTTTCATGTTCTGGATCAATTTTTACCTTTATCTCATCTAAAGGTATCATTATAGGAACCTGTGTTTTATCATCATCTGGGCAGGTAATTAAAACTTCAACGTTTTCTCCAACAGACTTACCTCTAATATTCAAAAATAGATATTCTATATCAAATGTTGATAATTTATCAACTTTGACTCCTCTTGATGTAATACAATTATTGATTACATTTTTAATTGCATGAGTAATCTGTTTTTGGTCTTCAGACTCCATAGCAATAATAAGAAGTTTTTCCTCTTTTACTAAAAAAGGTCTATATCTAATCTTTTTGCCACTTGAGGGTAAAACCAACTCATAGGTTGGTGCAGTAATCTTTGGTAAAGGCATAATATGCTGTACAAGTCAGTGTAGTTATTTATAGCACTTTTTTGAAAAACCCTACAGACAAAAAAATACCGGAGTTTTTTTACCCCGATATTTGGAAAAAAAAGTCGAATTTGCTGTCCAGTTAGAATAATCCTCCAATAAATGGGATCTTATTCATAGCACTACCTCTTTGTACATTCAAACTATTATCTTTACCAGCAATATATCTTTCATAACTAAATACACAACTTGCTTTCAAAACATCAGACTGACCATATGCTACAGGAGTAGATGATAAATTCAATGGAAATAATCCTATAAAGGTATACTCTATTTCATTGTCATAATCACGATCAAACTTAACAACCTTTACTCTATCAGTTTTATAACCACTATTACCTCTAGGATATTTCATACGATAGTAGTATGAAGGAGATGATTTGGAAAAGAATGAATTTTTTCTTTCTTCAGAACCACTAGAAATATATTCTATCCAATGTTCCAAGAATTTAATCATTTTATATTCTTTATCTACATAAAACTCTAATGTTAATTCTGTAAATATTCTTGTATGAGCAAATTTTTCTTGAACACCAGTAAAGTTGCCAAATATATCACTTGTTGCCAAACTACTACCAGGTATAGAGGCAGAATTGCATAATAAACCAGCATCGTCTAGAATAAACCTTCTATCAACTCCTCTTTTACGAAGATATTCGAATAAATTTCTAGATAAACCATCAAAAGATACTTGATAATGATTATTTTGGGCAACATTGCCGAGGGTGGATTTAAATTCACCTATTTTTTTAGGACGCACCATCTAAATACTTTATGTTTACTTACCTTATAATGTATTTAGATGTCTTATAAAGGAAAATATAAACCAAAGCATCCAAGAAAGT